TCTGCTGCTACTCTATCGTTTGCTGCGAATACGCCAGGTAATAATACTGATGGTGGAATTGAAATTAATTTGTTTGTATTTACATCAATTGTCTTAATCCAAGGATAATAAGTACCTACATAGTTAGAATCAATATCTGCTGAACCGAATTGTCCAATTGTTTCATCTAAAGTATGATTTGAACTACCCATATCACCTATAAAGAATGCATCTGCTCTATTTTCAACCATATCTACTATTTGTGTAAATAATGCATTATGGTCAATTTTATTAACACCTGGAACAACCACCATATTGATATCATATTCATCAGCGTTAGATAAAGCGTTAATATGCTTCATATATGCTACTGAACCACTTGTTGTTGCCGATGCTAAGTTGAAACCTTGTGAGTTTCCGTTAGTGATGGAATCACCTTTAGCTATCGTAGTTGCCGGGTTCATACCATCGAATCCTTCTTGAAATGCTACAACGAATTGTGCTGAAGTTGAACCTACTGATAATGTACCACCATTTGCTGCATCCAATCCAAATACTGAATTAGAACCTACACCTGCTCCTGTCGGAATTGGCTTTAAGTAGATTGCGTTATCAGTATTGTTATCCAAATCTATACCACCATATTGTGCTACTGATGAGGTTAAGAATGTTACAGATGGAATTGCAGAACTAATTAATGCTGATGCAGATACTGGTAAAGTATATGCTGCGTGTCCGAATGGTACTGCTTGAACAGGAATTTCATCAGATGATTTATATCCATCATCATTACTATTCCATACTCTAATATATTTTGAGTTATTTACCCAATCACCAAAATCAGTTATTTTACCATTACTATCAATTTCTCTATTTCTATCACCAATTACTCTACTAATATAGTTAGGAGAATTAGGGTCTAAGTTTACATTTGAATACGTTTCTAATACTACTTTCTTTTTGTTCGTATCATTGAAATCTCTTACAACTACACTAAATGTACCATAATCCGTTCCTGCAACTGAACCAGCTGCTTTAATATTTGTAATACCAATTTTTACTTTAGTATTTGCTACATTGCCTGCTCCGATTGTTACAAACTTTAATAAATCATATCTTTGACCAGAAATAGTTTGAGATTTGATTGTTGGAGTTAATGCCTCTTGTGCATCGAATGTAAATAATTGATTTCCTAATACATTCACAGATGCGGATGCATGTGAATCTAAATTAATACTACTATTTTTGAAATATCCATATACATACGCATCTTTAGTACCAAATGCAGAAGTTCCAAATACAGATTCAACATTATTTACATCAGTTGCTTTTAAAGATGATGCTCCTAAAGTTGATAAAGTAAAATCACCATTACCATCAGTATCTACTATTGTTTCTCCTACAAATCCACCATTTGAACCAGTAGATGTATTAAATAAAATAGCTGCAGTTGAACCAGATACATCATATGTTGCTATAATTGAACCTGATGCTTGGTAATTTGTTGCCGTTACTGATTGAGATACATATATTGCAGTTGGTGCAACCGTCAATCCACTTCCTTTTTGAGAAATACTAATTGCTGTAATTGTACCACCTACAATTGTTACTGATGCAGTTGGTGCTGTTGTAAATGTACCACCTATAAATTGAATTGATGCAGTACCTGCATTTGTTCCTGTTGATGAAGTATAACTTGTAAGAGCTGATGATGATACCAATGTATCAATCTGTCCTAAGTTAAGTACACTAACTAATAAAGGAGCGTTTTCGGTATATCCATCAACACCCGCTACTCTACAAATAGTTGCTACGCCAGCTTCTCTTAAATAAGATTGTACTGCTAACGGAGTATAATATGTGTCATCGACTGTTCCAAATAATTGTTGGAATTCAGTTTGTGAATTTACGATTGTTGGTACTAATGGTCCTTCTTTAAAAGGGCCGATGAATGCTGCACCAATGTCAGCAACACCTTGTTGTAAGAATGAAAGGTCGTTTTCTTTTGTAAATACGCCTGGTGATACTATTTTGTCTGCCATTTTGTGTAATTATTTTAATTTATTAATTCTAATATAAATATAAAGTTTTATTTCAAAACAACAAAAATCTTATTTGTATGTTGGTGAGAAATGATTGTAAATGTTTCCCATATTCGTTGCACTCAATTGAGTGTTATAGAATAATACTGGTCCTAATTGTCCGGTATAAAAATATGATGATTCATATTGATTTCCTCCAATCATAATTTGTCCTGAGGTTGTATATGTTAATGCACCATTTGATGCCGTTCCAACTGAATTATTGTCTAAATAGAATACATTTGTACCATTAGCTGATGCGGTATATCCAATAAAATACCAAACATTTGTACTCATACTAAAGGTATTACTATTGCCTTGTACAGTTGTACCATCATGTAAGAAATAATTACCACTACCATTTGAATTTAGATATAATGATATGATTCTATTTCCAACTAGAGCTCCACTTTGCTTACCAAAAATTTGATAATATCCATTTGTAGGATGTGATGTAACTCTAATCCATGCACCAATACTATATGCCGATGTATTAAATTGAGTTGAACCTCCACTTATGTTTGATGTTGTATCTTTGAAGAATAAATCACCACCATCGAAACTATAATATCTTTCTTTTCTACTTGCTCCATTATTATATGATGGGTTTCCACCACTTTTCACCATTGGAGATTGTGCAGATGGTCTAACACCTGTTCCATATCCTGTCAAATCCAACCAGTCCACCGATGGTGTGCCAGTTGATGGTAAAGAACCTGCTCCAAATGATGCTGTTTTAGATGGGTCTAAATACATTCTTAATCCAGCTGCAGGAATAGATGGTTGTGTTGTTGTACCTTTGTTATGTGAAATGTATCCGTTTGAAATATAAACGTCAGCACTTTCAACATTCACAGTTACAATTTCAATATCTGCTTCTATCATTGCTATATCATAAACTAATTCTTCGGTTTCATCCTCTTTTACTAATTTATCACCAGGAAGAATATCTTCTACATTTTTAAATTTATATTTTTCGATTTCATTATCCCATACAAATAATGGGTGAGTACCTGTTGCTTTTATTGCGCCATCGTTTATTGAAAAATAGCCAGATGCAAAGTTAAAAGTTAAATCAGAAACTACTACATCTTGTGATGTACCTTCTAATGAATCTAATTGATGAAAACGCCATTCTATTTGGTCTGAGTCTGCATCTAAATTCTCATCCGGCAATCCTGCTGGCACCCATGCTTTAATTACATCGCCAACATTTAAATCTTCAACATTAATTTCCGTATTGTTTGATAATTTTACTTTTGTACCAAATAATAAACAGAAATCAGGTTGGTTGATGGTATTATAAACGTCTACTGCGTATAAAGTTTTTGTAGATGCAACGTTATAGTTTGTTGCATTTAAATTATATCCGTCAGCATATGTCATTGATAAAACCGATTGAGCTTCTGAATAGTTTGAAGCTGCGATTGATGCGGGTGTAATTGGAAACGATGGAGATGCTCCTAATGTTGCTACCCCTACTGAAAAGTTTGCGTTATCAAATGATACTGCGTAATTTGCAGCTACACTTCCAACTCTTGTTCCATGTAAAGAACCTTGTGAGCCAAATGAAAACGTTGCCGTTTCTGATGTACTCTCTACTATATAAGTGTAGGTAGGTAGATTTGCAGTTATAGTATCGACTGCAAATGCTAACATTGATGCCGCAGTTCCTGCCGATGCGTTTCTTGCATTTAAAGACGAAGCTTGTGTAGTTCTTGCCGAACCCACTGTTGCTCTATATAAATTACCTAACGATAAATTTGTTCTTGCCATTGTATAAAGTGTTATTCTCCGTTATAAATATCTAAAAGTTTATCTTTCCATTCATCTTTATTTGAAAAGTTTTTAATCATCCAATTTTTAAGTTTTTCAAATTCCGTTTTACGGGTTTCGTAATCATCCTCACATATTTTTTGGTAGGTCTCTCTAAACGATATCGCATCACTCGCTTTGTATTTATAATCAAGTGGTACGTGCCATTTTTCATGTAGTATTGGAAGTTTTCCCCAATCCACTGCTTCAAAAATTCCATATCCGAATGGTTCATATTCAAAGCAAGAATGAGATATTCCCCAATCAAGTTCGTAGAACCTTTCTTTATATTTGTAATCAAATTTGTAAACTTTTGATTTTTCAAATT